TGAATTTCCTGGTGACCAATTCATTTCTTTCCAAAACCCACCGATTCCAATTTCACAAACACTTCTCACATAATTTCTGATTGGAGATAGATGTTTTTCATAAGCGGCGTTGTAGTAATTATGAGTAAAATCCTTATCAGTTGGATATTTTTTTGATATTTCACTTAAATTAGTCATTTATTGTTCCTCCAAATTATTAGAGTCACCTTCAATAATTTTTCCAATTTGTTTCAATAAAATTTCAAAAACAATAAAGCCACAAATAATAAAAAAAATTCCATCAAAAAAATTTTCATTATCTATTAATTCACTTGCAAAACAAACAATATAAATAAAAAATAAAAAAATGATAAAACAAAAAAATAATTTAGCCTTCACCAATAAATCCCCAACAGATATCCAATAATAAATGATATTATAACTATTATCGATTCAATTAAATTTCTATTCATACAAAATACAATAGTATAAAAAAAAATGTAAAAATAACAGCTAGTATCTCAATTGTTAAAACATACATCCCACCCCATCCTTTTTCTCTAATTTTAAATAATCTCATATATATTTCACCAATAATAAAGTAAAAAACTCCAGCGGCAAAAGTTAGAAATAAAGAACAAAATATTGATTTTAAAAAATATATCATTTATAAATATTAGCGTGGCAATTTTTACATAGTTGCCCACAACCTTCAACATAATAATTTCTTATATTTATATTGCAATTTTTGGAATATTTAGTTTTCATTCCGCAAATAACGCAACTGTCTTTTTCATTTTTCTTTATTATTTTAGAAATATGTTCAATAACTAATTTACTCATTTTTAACAATAATTAAAATTTATATATTGCTCCTCACTTTTGATCGAATTCCTGCCATTGGCTTCGTTTTTTAGCATTAAACCCAAGCATATACCCATCTAAAAAAGCTTGTTTGACTATTGGTAAATTTTGGGGATCTATATGCTCTATCAGCACCCCAAATCTACCTTCGGGTTGATTAAGCCATTCATCCAATAATTGTTTTGGATCCATATAAAAATCATCAGTACTCATTCTGTTATCACCATGTTATTTTTAGCCAAAACAATCCCGCCATTTTGGGCACTATAGGAATTTCTAATTTCATCATCTGGCTCTCCCATGGCCAAAATATGCTCCGCCTTAATAACAAACTCTTTATCCTTAGAAAAAAGCATAAAAGGCATACTGCCAAGACCTTCTGGGGTCATCACAAGCCTCTGAGCATTCTTAAATGTGACAGAGTTTTCATTCTGAGTCACTTCTGCTATCACATCGTCTCCGCCAACCAATCTAATAACCTTTATCATTTTTATTCTCCAATAATAGGTACGTCAAAAGGACAATCTTTAGCAAGATCTTCTGTCATTATAACAGGATCTATACTAAATCTCAATTTCATTTGTTTGCCACCACGAGATGGACTTAAAAATCTACTAAAAAGCAAATCATGTTCAATGGGATTGACGTCTGTAATGCCAAGGCAATAACAAGTCAAAGCACCAACTGCACTCCCACGACCAGGACCAACAGCCTCAGATCCATCGCCATAGCCCAATAATTCTGGGCATACTCTTCTTGCTTCATCTGTCATTATCTTTTGAATAAGAAAATAAGAAGAGAATCCCTTTTGGCATATTAGAGAATATTCTTCTTTGATTCTTGCAAGATATTTTTTATTTTTAGGCAGTTTTCTATAATTAAACCCGTGCTGTATTGCTTCCAACAACTTATCGTCAGCACTTTCGATATAGGGTAATTTTATTGACCTATCTAATTCAACGCCTTTGGCCTTTTGGGCTATTTTTGTTGTGTTTATTTTTGCTTGTTCAAACAGCTCATAAGGAATGTCCTCTGAGTAGTCACTTAGCCACTTGGAATTTAATTCATCTTCACTTTTCATCCATAAATTTTGATCTTGAAGTTCAAACAAATCGGCAGTTTCATTTTCGGCTTTTTTCTGCTCGATCTCTTGAATGGTCTTTTTTGTTTGAACCATCAACATCAAACGCTGCATCTTGCTGTCTTCTTGAAGACAGTAATGACAATCATTAGCCAAAGTTAGAGGCAACCCATATTTTTCATGGGCTTTAATTATAAATTTATTATAAGGCTTTTGTTTATTGAAATCCAAAAGCATCATTTCAAGATAAAAATTATCTTTGCCAAATAATTCAATATATTTTTCAATAGCCAAAAATCCAGCCTCATCTCCACCACAATCAAAGGCTTGGCCTATTTCAGAATTATAACAACAACTAGTAAATATTAACCCTTCTTTGTGCTTCAATAATAGTTCGTGATTTACTCTTGGTCTGTAGTAGAAGCCTCTTGTCCAACCAGCAGAAGATAAATTAACTAAATTACTATATCCTTTTTGATTATAAGCAATAGCCAAAAGATGATAAGATTTTTTAAAACTCTTTTTCTCCTCTGGGTTCATATCCTCTGTAATATCTGTGGCCTTTTGCCCAATGTCCAAAACAGGCTGAAGAGGGTTAACATAAAGTTCGCAAGCAAATATGGGATGAACACCATATTTTTCACAAGCCTGAATTTGTCTTGGTATTGCTCCTAAAGATCCATGGTCACTAACACAAAGAAATTGCTGATTAATTTCTTTGGCTCTTTTCGCATATTCATGTGCGGTGCCATAGCCGTCCAAAACGGAAAAATCAGTGTGGAGGTGAAGATGCTCAAAGCCAACAATTTTAGATTTCACTATACACGCCCTCCTTGCTTGAAGAAATCATTATATGAAAATCACAGGGAATTAGCAAACTCTCACAAACTATAAGCCAATATTTTATTTTTTATATTTTCAACAAATTCTATGTCTTTAAATAAAAAGTCGTTGAGAGCCAAAATAATTTCTTTTTTAAAATCATCATTCAACTCAAAATAAACTTTGGCAATAACATCTCCAGTTGTTTCCAACTCTTTGCAGTGATGATTTTTTTCAATCATCTCTGTTCTACAGTATAGACAATATTTATTTTTAAGAGAAGACCTCATCTTCTCTATGTAATTAAAAATTATTTTTTGCTTTTCTCTTGATCCCAAAAATGGATTACCAGCGCAAACAGTAGATCTACAGTCACGCTGATGTGTTGGGCATGGAACAGATGCACTGAAATTGATGTTCATTTCTTCAATTGCTTTTGCTTCCAATCTTCCCATTTTGAATTTGCGGCCGAAACCTTGCTTTCCAAAGAAGATTTTTTAGTCTTATATTCTTCAAAATATTTTTTAAATTCTTCTTCTAAAGTTTTCTTTTCTTCGTGAACTAAGGCGACGGCTTTTGTAAAAGCAGCAAACTCTTCAGTCAACAACAATTCTACTTCGTTCATAATAAGCCTTTCTTATTTAAAGTCTGTTTTCTTTCTTCCAGATCTTATTTTGGAAATTGACTCAAAACCTTTTTCGCCCAAAATTCCATCGGCAAATCCATAATAAATTGCTTCTTCAGCATTAAGATACCAATCGGAACTTTGTCTAATTTTTGAATCAATAAAACTCATAGTCTTTTTGAGACTATAATTTCGATCTGTAAAGTATTTACCTAATATAGCCCTTTGAGCAAAAATTTGCAACATTCTTTTGCAATATCTTTCATTTTGGTCTATAGCAGATTTGGCAGCCATAGTATTATCACTTACAGATATTGATCCATGATGAATCATAACTTCACAATCATGAAGAAGAACTCTTTTATCTGCCCCTTGTAAAATTATTCCACTCATAGAGGATGCTTGGGCATAGGACAATATTGTTACTGGTGATCTGGCTAACCTTATAGAGTTAAACATAGCCATACCATCGCTCCAACTTCCTCCTATGGTATGCATATGAATCAATATGTTCTGGTGATTTTGGGCCTCAAGTATGTGAAGATTTTTTATGAATGTTGTTGCCATCCTATAATCAACACCAGGCTCTTCTTCATCATAACCAATATGGCCATGCAAATAAACTTCTCTGGAGTGGTGATTCACATTATTGTTGTGAACATCACTGATTAACTGCTCTATGGCAGTTACTTTTTTAGGTGTAAAAATTTGGCTCATGACGATTATATTTATCCATTTTGTTCGTCATAATATGATTTAATCTACTTATTTTTTTGATTATTAATAAATTAATAAGTGTCGTGATCATTCTTGGAATCTTTCCAATCATATTGGTCTCTTTCAACCACATCTATAGTATCCTCTCCAAAACACTTATAAATCAATTCTGTGCCATCTGAGGTTTTTGTAGATAAAGAGACATCATTTTTCCACAAATGCCTTAGAGATTGAATTACAGGCCTTATATAGGGGTCGTAAATGGGTCTACCGTCAAATTTATGCTCTAGAAATAGGATTCCTTTACCCTTATGATTGCAATCAGTTAAATATATTTCTGGCAATCCTCCATTCGTATATCTATTAACTAACTTTTTCTTAATTTTGCTATGATCCCTACTTTCAATCTTATACTCGCCATTTGGGTACTTTTTCCATTCAAAAAACTGGTATTTCTCACAAAATTCTGGAGTGAAAAACTCCATAATCAAGGTGAGATCATTGTAAAATTTACGCACTTCAAATACTTTTTCGTGACCTAAATTTAATTTTTTATCCCAGTTTTCCTTTTCTTTAATATCTTGGCAGTTTTCCCACTCTGGTCCAAATTGACCCTTGTTCCATCTTTCTTCAATATCTAAAAATAAGCAAAATCCTAATTTATAGGGATTCATAGAATATTTACCACCAAGCACACCCATTTTATGGTGTGCATATTCTACAATTCCAGCACTTTCGTGGTCTTGTCCAAGAGCACTAAATCCCATTTTAGCCATTATATTGTAATCAGTATAACTGGCCCAGCCTTCATTAATTGTCTTGGTTAGTCTTTGAGGAGCAAAATACATGCTTTCGTCATAAAGCATTGCCACTATATCTGCCTCCCAAGGCTTTAGCGGAGCATAATCTCTTATAAACCTCATTATGTCCTTGGTTGGATTATTAAAAATATCCAAATACTCGGCAGTCTCAATTTTATTTATTTTTTCCTTTTGACCATCAATCCAATCCTGAGGATTTAAATAATCCTCCATGTAATCATGTTCTTCTTTTGATTTGAGTCTACTAGGGTGCCTGTATTTTCTATGGTCTTTTATTATTGGATTTTTTACTTTTTTTCTTTCCCACGCTTTAGAATGGTCAATTAAAGTTTCAATCCTAAGAACATGATCGATAAATTCTGTAACTCGTTCTTTGCCCCAGCGACTCATGTATTTTCTAATTCTAGTTCCATGATTAGCCAATTGGTTCATCATGTTTTGACTAGTCTTAGAAAAGAAAATATTATTTTTAAAGAAATCAGCATGGCCCAATGCATGAGCAACAACAGTCACATTATCCACAAGAGTATTTGAATCAAGACAATAAAGGTATACTGGATTCGTATTGTGAGTCATGACTCCTTCTGCAACAAAATCATGATCGTCATGAAAAAGAGCAATGTCAATTGTTTCTTGTTCCAGATCGGCACTAATATTTTCTATTTCATAGTGAGGAATTTCCAATTGATCCTTAATCTTATTTATTTTTTCAACATTAAGATAATCTATTCTTTCACAAAAAGAATACAAAGTGTTTACCCCTAATGATTTATTATTTTTTATTCTTTTACAAGAATAATACATGTTGTAATTTTCTTTGCTAGAAACATCAGGAACATGCTTAACTAATTCTTTTTGTAAATAACTTAATTTTTGTCCATTTGATGAACAATATTTTCTATTAGAAATCTCAATCAAAGCTAAATTTTTGTGCTTTAATTTTAATTTAATTCTTTTAGCAAATTTTCTAATAGAAGGCCTACTGCTGATTCTTAGTGTGAAAATATTATTATGTTTGTTATTAACATGCTTGGCAGATGAATATATTCCAATTTCAGAAAGAATCAATTGGATATCATTTATAAGTTGTTTACTTTTTGAATTATAAGATATACAAGAAGAAACATGTCCATCTGTATCGAATAGCCCCCTTAGACAGGCAACTTTATATTCAAAAGAACTTTGCCATATGCTATGTGGTATAATTTTATTGGAAAAATTAGACCCTTTCTTGAGTCCTATTGAATCTAAAAAATCCAATGCTATTTTTGAACACAAAGTTACACAAAAACAATTCGGCTTTTTATATATCTTTGCTTTTACTCCAAAACATTTATAAAATAAATTTGAAACATGATCAGCATAGTACTTATAATCCAAGCCAACAGCAACCATTATTGAATTTCTTGAAGACCCCTTTCCAGTTATAGAACCATCTCCAATTATAATTCCAATAAGTTCAGCTAATTCTAAAGTCATTTTGTTTGGAATTTTTATGTCTTTCAAACAATGTCTTATATTTGATCTAGTATTTAATAAACAATCAGTTTTATCATAAATAATTTGATATGGACTTCCCAGATTGTTTTCGAATCCATCATAACCACAAATATGATCGCCTTTTTTCAAATTTTTTGTTTCAACCCAAGAATATCCATTTTTACCTAAAATCAACCACTTGTGATTAGGAGTACAATTCAATTCTCTAAATTGATCTTTTAGCTTAATTTTTAATATTTGGCTTGATTTTTGCTTTTTGACAAGAGCGACTTTTCTAGCTCCTTTTCTACCGTAAACAATATCTCCACCAATGACATCTTTCGCTAATATTGTGCCGCGTTTAGTAAGAATTCTTGTGTCTAAGCTGCAGCAATTAACTACCATTTCATAAATCTTGTGCATACCGTGCATATATCCACGCTGTAGTTCTTCGTATTCCATCCCCCACTTCCAATGAGGATATCTTACTGGGAATCCGCCATACGCTGCTATCTCACTAATTTCATCATAAGTTAGCATTTCAACAACAGTAGGATTAAAATCACATCCAAATTCACTAACCTTTTTATAAATTTCAGGCAAGAGCTTTTTTAGATTCTCAGGCATAGAAACGCCTGGAACTGTGTTGTTCCCCATTAAAACTGGGGATCCGTTCATAAATTTATTTGTCATGATGTTTTCTTATCTTTTCCAAGGAGATCAATAATTGCACTTCTTATTTGAGAATTTCTATCTTCTTCAGATAATTGAGAATTATGAGAAGAATGAGGAGCATATCCAATTTGAGTAGATTTCAAATTGGCAAAAGAACTATTGTCAACTGCTTGCTTTAAACTACCATTATAATCCCAAGACAATATCTGAGTGATGCCTACCATATTGACTGTTTTTGGGCCAAACTCTTCTTGTAATATCTTTATAAAATTTTCATTATCCCCATCCCAGTTCTCACCATCAGTAAAATAAAATAAATAAATATTCCATTTTATTGGATTAAATCTATTTTCAAACATCTTAGAAATAAGTTTTAGAGCAGAAGAACAAGTTGTTCCTCCTCCATAACGATATTTATAAAATTTCTTTTCATCAACTTCTTTGGCAACTGTGTCGTGCCAAACATAAACGTGCTCTACTTTTTTATAGAACCGTCTAATCCAAATGTCGATCCACCAACTCATATCACTTACAATGTCGCATTTGTATTGATCCATGGAAGCAGATCCATCTCTAGCAAAAAATACAACAGCATTGCTAGATGGAACTTTAATTTCATTAAATTGTCTATATCTTTTATCACTATTGATTGGAGTGATAAGTTTTATTGGATGTGCAAATCCAGGAATTTCATGAAGATTATTTATGGAGCCATCAGCACACTGTCTTTTGAGTGCCTGCCTTAAAGTTCTAGCGTTATGCCTAAGAGACTCTGGGCCTACTAGAGATATGTTGTTGTATTTTTTAATTATCTCTTCATAAGTATCATTAGGCTTTGGCTTCATATCAGGAAGTTGAAGTTCTTCCTGCATGAACTTTAAAATTTCTTCTAGATCAACAGCGATATCAATCCCCTCTCCTTCGTCCTGTCCTGCTTTGTTGCCCTTTCCTTCGCCTTGATCTTTATCCTTTCCTATTACCTTTCCATCTTCGCCTTCTCCGCGACCAATTCCGCCATTTCCGCTATCGCCATAAACAATATGCGGAATATCTATTTTAGGAATTGTCAAAACAATCTTGCCGTTTTTTCCTCGACTTCTAAAAATATTACCATTCTTGATATATTTTTTAAGTTCTTTTCGTTTTCTACCAGCATAGACATCATGGAAGTCCTTGTGGTCTTCTTCTACTCGACGTGGCATTTTTAATCCTTTTTTTAATTAGTGAATTAGTCTTCATCTGCCACATCGCCACGAGCAAAGATACTACCCACGTAATCTAAAACATCGGTGGCTGACTGATTGTTATAACCATATTGTTCGATTAGACGACGCTTGATTGCATCAATCTTTTCTTGAATTTCTTTATCAACAACAGTAGCCCCCTTGATATTCAAAGCAGAGAGCTTGATGTGATCTTTTGTATCCTCAAATAGTTTGGCTTCTAAAGCCTTTTTCAATTGAGGATTTGAATCCCACTTGAACTGTTTGCCACTGTGGGCTAGATGACCAATAAACCCGGCCAATGATCTTCTAAAGTCATCAGCACCAACTTCTGGGATATCAATCTTTTCTTCAATAGATCTCATCAACCTTTCATCTGGCTCTTGATCTTGCTCTGTGAATGGGTTTGTGATCTTTGTGCCATCAATGTAAGCCATTATATTGTCAATGTAATTGCTACAAAGTCTTTCAATGGCATTTTCGTCTCCAACCAATGCTTTTTGAACCTCTGTCTTCAATATCTGATCTAATTCTTTTCTTGCCAAATCAATACATGTTACATACTTTGATTTTTCTTCTTCGTTATTGAACAAAGACTGGTGTTCAATTCCAGCCTTCAACTCATTAAGAACCATGAAGAAATTGATATAATCATAATGAGAACTCAAGCAATTTGAGATTTTATCTTGAGTATATCTGCAACTGATGCCCACAAACATACCTTCATCTGGGTACTTGTCACGAAGTTCCTTTACAGAATCTTCTGTCCAACCAGGGAGTGCTCTTCCATCATAAAGTTTAGCTTTTTCAACCAAACTTATTTTTCCATCTTTGTCATCCTGTAGTCTGGTGAGTACTGCCCATAGAGCGGCAATCTCTAGAGTGTGAGGAGCAATATGTTGCTTTACTCTTCCATTTCCATAATAATATTCAAGAATCTTAATTTCTTCACTCCATCTTAGCAAATAAGGAACGTCTATTTTTACCGTTCGATCCCTTAGTGCTTCCATGGTTTGATCACTCTTTAATTTTTCAAATTCAGGATTATTGGTATGGCCAACCAAAACAGTATCAACACTAACTTGTGGAAATTTCTTGGGCTTGATTTGTCTTTCTTGCGAAGCACCAAGCAAGTCGTATAAAAACTCTTTGGCAAGTTTCAAAACTTCAATAAATTCAACTATACCCCTATTGCCAACACAGAATTCTCCATCAAAATTAAAGGCTCTAGGATCGGAGTCTGTACCGAAGTGCGGTAACTTACCCCAGTTGATATCACCAGTTAATTCAGTGGAATCCTGATTCTTCTCGTCCTTGGGTTGGAATGTTGCAATTCCCATTCTGTCTGTTTCTGAGTGGGTCTTTCTTACAACTTTGATATGGTTTTCAATAACCTTCTGCCAATCACCATCATATTTAAACAAAAGTTCTTTCATAAACTTTTTTGACCTAGGATCTAATTCGCCTTCAATATTCAATTTATATGAATTAGATCTTTCTTTTTCCGGAATCTGATCTACATAAACCTCATTGACATCAACCAAAAATTGCTTTCTAATATCTGGAGGAAGAAGCTTGAGAGGATCTTCGTGCATTGGCGATTCATCTTCTGCTTGGGTGTATATGCCGTCTTCTTTTCCAGTTGGCAAATTAACCCACTTAAATGTGTACCAAGCACCCTCATCAGTGAGAGAGTATTTTTCTAATCCCCTCTTTATGCATCTTAGAATTGTAGACTTCGAAGAGCCTACAGGACCGTGCAAAAGTAAAACTCTACGCTCTGGGCCATATCCTCCTGCTGCCCCACGAAAAAATTGCACTAATTGATGTAGAGTTTCTTCAAGACCAA